CGATGATGAAATCAATCACGATCGCACCTGATAAGGATCATCTTCATCGGTGCGAAATGTAATTGACATATTTACCTTCACCGCTGGCATACTTCCGTCTTCGCTTACGTTCGGCTCAATGCTTCCCAGTTGCGTATCAATCGCAAGCTCTCCCCATGTGTGCCACCTTGCCGCGTTCGTTGCCGCCTTAATTATCTCCGATGAAAGTCGATTCCTCAGTTGATCGATCGGCGTTGTATCGTCGTCGCTTGGCTTTGTGATCCCCGAAATAATCACCGCGACCTCGTAAGCTTGCGCCGGCGGATTGCCCGGGCAAGTCATCTCAGGCTTCGGTGTCATCTCTCCCTGCTCGACATGGATAACCAAGTCTTTCGGCTGCCATGTCGCTACCTTCGTTGATCGAAATGCCGACGTGTACGCAGCCATCCGCGTTCGCACGCTCGCTAGTATTCGATCGACTACCGGCTCGCTCATATCACCGCCACGACTGTAACGCCGCTATCTTGACTCTGCATCTGCATCATCGAAAACCGCTTCGGCACTGTATCGCCTATCTTTAGCGGCATTTCGATTTCATCTTTGCCAGTGTTGATTTCTTTCGATGAAATACCCGACCGGCAAGAGTTGTAAACGCGGATTGTTGCCCGCGGAAAAACAGCGTTGCCCGCTGCATCTAAGACTGCGGGCGGGTCGCGTTCGACGATGGCAGTTATCGCACGCGACCCGCCGCCGCTTGGCAAATAGGTAATCGACTCCCCGAACTGCGATAGCAGCAGGGGGAAGCCCACCGAGGCGAAATGGGAATCGAAAACCGTTGCCATGCTATTCTCAGAGTGTGGTAACGTTGCTGAGAAGGTGCCCGGCTTCGGGGTACAGAATCACCTCCGCGACTTGATGGCGGACGCGGACGATGTCGCCGCGAACCACTTCATCGCGATAAGTTTCAACCGTACCGCCAACGCTCGAACCATCGGCGGACCAGTGGAACGTGCGGCCAATGCAAGCATCTTGCATGTCATTGCTGGTGGCGATTCGTGCTACCATCGCATACTCGCTCGACCAAATCTGACCGATTGATGCCGACTGCCCTTCGTTCGCACCGTTGCGGCTTGAGCCTGCGACAATGACAAATTCAAGGTCGAAGACACGAGCAAGCATCTCCGCGGTGATGTCGCTTGCCTTTGTCGCATTGCCGGCACCTGCCGACTGAATGCGTTCGATGATCTGATCGAGGTTCCGCAAGTTGCGAAAAACTTTGCGGTTGATGATCAGGGCGTTAGGCCATAGCCCACTGCCGTCGTAGACCTTATTCACCGCGGCTTCAACGTCGTCGATCGGTACGGCGGTCGTCGTGTGATTGCTGTCCCACTCATTGGTGATCGTGGTCGTCAGTGCTGAACCCGTCCACGTGGTCGCGTTGAAGACCGCATCGGCGACCCGCTTTTCAGCGTTTCGCAGAACGGCACCATAGGCCCGCGACGTGCAAACCTGCTCAAGGTCAAAGTACTCGCGATACATGCGGGCTTCATTGTCGTCGACCGGCTCTTCGGCCCCATGCTCGCGGGTTGCATAGGTCGCGTCGTCGAATTGGAAATTCCCTCGACTGTAACCGGCACGCGGCGAGCGTCGGGTTTCGCGCTCCTGCAAAAGGTCTTCGACTTTGACCTTCCCAAAGTTGCCTGATGCGGAATCGACCTCCATGATCGGAAGCACGCGGGGGGCGATGAATCCGGCCCGCTCCGCCTCCAAGTCAAATTCAAAAAAGCTTGCGAGGTCAGGCCGCAAAGTTGCCAAGCTGGTTATCGGAGTGCTCATTTTTCAAATCCTTTTTGTTGTGTTGTTGGTTGTCGACTGGCTATCAGGTCGCGGCCGTGTCGCCGTGAACGTACCGCAGCACTTCGATGACTGAGTTGTCACCGCTTACGGTTTCCATTGCAGTGCCAAGCAAAAACGCCGTCGATGCCGCGGTGTCTTGGACCTTGCCGTCTGATTCTGTGTAGACCAAAGAGCCTACGGTGATGGCTTCAATGGCAACCATCTTGCAAGTTCCCGAAGCGGTCCGAAGCCTTACGCTAATCGGATCGCCCGAAGCGTATGCGGCGTTTTCTGCCGTGCCGATGTCGCGATCGGTCAGCCCGGCTTTGGTAACCTTCCCATCGCTGTCAAGCTTCACCCGCAAGTGCTGCGCGATTGCTTCGTCCGCGATGAACGTCTTAACGTTGCTGTCGACATACTGACTCATGTTTTCGATTCCTTATGTGTTCGGTGTTGATTGAAATCAGCGGGCCGCGTTGGCTTCCGCGACAAGCTCGGCACGCAAGCCGGGGTTCTGGCGATTTGCAAGTGCAACCGCCTTGGCCTTGTTGCCGCCCGTCTGCTTTAGGGCTTCGGAGACTACTTCGTCCCATCGCTGGCGAGCGGACGGGCCGGATGACTGCTTGGCTTTGGCGACAGGTGCGACGCCCTTTTTCGCCTTAGCCTGGACGGCTTGAGCCATCATCTCCTCATCCTCTTTTTCGTCTTCGTGCTGTACGGCTTGGCCCTTCGCCATCTCCTGTTGCATTGCGGCAACTTGAGCCTTTAGCTCTTCGTTTTCTTTCATCATTTCAGCCACAGCGGCTTCGGCGACGCTTGCCAGCGGCAAAGACTTTTCGAGGCACTGAATGACGAAATCCGATTTCGCCTTTGGAAATGCCGCTTTGATCTCTTGCAGAGTTGCGGCGACGGGTTGCGATTGTGACATTGGTTTCTCCGTTGTCGTTTCGCTGTGTTCGCCGCCGGGTGCCGCTCCACTTAGAGCGACGACAACCCCATACGGCAGGGACTCTTGCTGTGCCAGTGCCCTTCCGGTCACTGGCCTTTCCGTGATCTCGTCAACGAAGCCAAGTGCCTTCGCTTGTTCTGCGTTCAAATATGTTTCGCGTGCCATCATTGCCGCGATTTCTTCGACGCTCTTGCCGCTTCGCTGTGCGTATGCTGCGGTCATTTTCTCCCGCATGTCTCGCACAAGTTCAGCTTGATTCGTCATCTGCTCATCGTCACCTTCGACGCCGGCGTAAGGCCGGTGAATCATCAGGTAGCCGTTTGGCGTGATGTCGACCTTTGGGGCGGATGTCGCGATGTAGCTTGCGATTGAAAACGCTGACGACTTCACCGAAGCCCTTTGCATCCCGCCGTGCTCTACCAACGCATCGCGAATTGCGAAGCCCTCAAAGACGCTGCCGCCTTCGCTGTGGATCTCGATGTCAAATGGTTCGCCGGCTGGCGGTAGTTGTGCCTTGATTGACTCCAGCGACACTTCGCCGGGCTGGCTGCCGATTACGCCATCAATCTTGATTACCGTTGCCATGCCCTGTGCCCTCGCCTTTTCGTCAAATCCTTTTGCCACATCTGCGGCCCACGACTTGCCCGGATCGCCGCCCCACAATGCCCACGCAATGCGGCCAGCACTTGGAAATCCGTCTTCGCCCGGTGACCACCCTTCGCCCTGCTTGTCGACTTCGTGCCGTGCGAAATAGCTATTCATCCGGCCGATTGTGTCTTTGCTTATGTTCTTTCCGTTCGACAAATCACGAGCCCTAGCAACGCCCGTCTCAGTGCCGCCGCGGTTGTATTCGCGTCGCCATTCCAGCCCTTTTGCGGCTTCTTCCTGCACGCCTTTTGGGGGCTTGTAGCTTTCAGCCACCGACGCCCTCCACGACTTCGGGGGTCTCTACCGTGCCGTCCAAAGCGTCTGTGATCAGGTCATTAACAGCCTTGTCGCTTAGCCCGACGCTGCCAAGAAAAACACGCGCCCGCGTCTCGCTTGTCGCGCCCGCCGCAAGCTCTTGCAATACTTCGTTGATCGCTTTTCGATTGCGGTTCCATTGCTGGCGACTGATCCCCGCAAACTCGCTTGTGCCCGCTGCGGGTTGCTCTGCTTGCTCGCCGCCTGCATTCGCTGCCATCGCCACGGGATCCTGCATGGCAAGCGTTGCACCGTCTGCCATCACAAGCGGGATAAGGTCACGCCAAGTTAC